GAACTAAGTCTTTTATTATCTACGTTGTAGAATTTATCCGATAGAAACTCTTCTAAAGCTGAAGTTTCTCCTGCAAGTATTTGTTTCTTAGTAAGTTCAGTGTTACCAAAAACTACGGCTGTATAATTAGTACTAGTACCCTGACCTGAAGTTTTTATGTAGAACTTAGATTTAGTTTTCCCTTCAAACTCTTTACTTCTACCTTTGGCTTCGTGAACCATGTAGGCGTAAGTATTGATTAGCTCAAAGGCGTTGTTATAATTATCAAGTGTTGGATTTAATAGCAGATGTTTAATTACATTTATAATATTATCCCTGTCTGTTTTTCTAAGTCTAACTCTGTCAGCAGGTATAATCATACCATCTACTTCAGCGTAGATAAATCCAGGTCTTACACCCCTAGTCTCTCCAGTAACTTCGTTAACCAAAGTATCGTTGATAGGTACAAGTATGGTTGTTTGTTTAGCTTCTTCTTTAGTAAGAGTTCTAGATTGTTGTTCTAAACGAATAGCGCCAGAGGTTTTACCTGTGATTTTAAGTTGCAACCCTTCAACTTCTTGCACAACTGCTTGTCTGATAGTATTCTCAAATTGTTTTACAGCTTCTGTATAAGCCTCTTCTGGATTAGTGGTATCTTTCATATCCACTAACTCTTCACCACTAGTTCTTTTATTAAATGGTATATTACCGTTAACGTCAGTTAAGTCTGACATAAACGCAAACTGAATGGTGTTACTTTCAGAGAAGTGTGATTTCTGCTCAATAGCGTTACCTTTACTATCTGAAAGTACTAAAATAACACTATAATCATCCCTATAAAGACCTGAAGCTTCTAGTCTCGATAATAAATCTTGTGAAAGTTTATCTGCAAATTTAGCTTTAAAACTTGCCCAAGTATAAGCTACAAGAGTTTCTTTACTTTTGGGATTCCACTTATCTATAAACTGTTGAAATCTGATAAGTGGTTCGTATACAGGAGCTAGGGAATTATCTTCCTCTACGAACTGTATAAACTTATGTTGGGCATTTGTAGTTCTAAGAAAACTTGAGGGGCCAACAAACGGCTGTCTTGGATTGGTATTTTTAGGGTCTTCATTAAGTTGAGGAGAATCTTCGTACTCTTCTTCAAGAACAGTTCTATCGCTACTTTCAGGTTTTGTAGATGTTTTCTTGGGGGTAGCTGCTTTAGTTTTCTTAGCTTCTTTTTTAATAGGAGTACCTTGCAGCTTAACCATAGTAGCTTCGAGTTCTTCGTTAGCTTGATTAACTAACCTCTCATGCTCTTCTTTAGTAATATTTTTAGCTTTTAAATCAGCGTCAAGTTGAGTGATTTTTTCCTGAAACTCCTCTATAGCAACATCTTCGTTCTGCGCTGTTACTTCTTCTGTAGCTTCTGGATTCGCCTCTTTAACTTCATCGGGAACGTTTTGTGGATTCTTCTGTGCTTCATCTAATTTATCTAATAATTGCATTTCAGCATCTACTACAGCATCGTAATATTCTTGAATTGCAGCTTTGTCGATAAGCATGTCAAAGTCTTTAACTAAATTTCCTATAATCTTCGGAATTTCAGATTGAGTCTTTTGAAGTCTTTTAGTTTCTGCGATAATATCCTTAGTTTGCGTAGGGTTATTTTGCAGTTCTAATATTTTTGCAGTAACTACGTTAAGTCTTTCCTGAAGAAAATCTATGTTATTAAGAGTGTTTATTTGAGCATAGGTAATTTGCTGTCCAAAATAAGCTTTAAATGTATTAAACTCCTTTTTAGGTACTTCGTGAGTATTCTCTAATCCATAAAGAAATTCTCCATAATTATCGTTAACTCTATCTACAATTTCCTGTAACTTAGCTACCTGTTTCTTCAAAGCAATCTTGTGTTGCTCAAAAGACATCTTATCTTTTGTTACTTCTTTACCTTTTACGTAATCGTTATAAGCGTCTTCAGTAACTTTATCAATTTGTTTATTAAGTAATTCAATACCCCCCTCAACAGTGAGTAGCTTATATCCCCACGAAAGCAACGCACTTCTCTCTATCATACCTACTAACTCTTCTTTAGCTGCTAAGGTACTTAAATCTTTGATAGTATCCTGTTTAGTAATAGTAGCTACCCCCTCTAACTTACTATATACATCTATAACCGCTTTAGAGAAAGATTTAGAATCAGTAAGATTAAATGTACTTCTATCCACTAACGTTTCAAGTACCATATTAGGATTACGCATAACTATATCATTAAGCGCAGCCACCCGTCTGTTAATAGCTTTATTTTTAGATACAGCACCCTTAACACCTCCAAGACCACCTAATACTCCTCCGAGAAATATAGCTTTCTGAAAATTTACGTCCCCCAAACTTTCCCAATAAGTACTTAATACTCCATTAATAAATCCCTTATCAGTCTCATCAAACGCAAGAGCCTTGAAATATTGAGAAGAGCTTTCTTGTAGCCCCTCTTCCCAAAATCCTTCGGAAAGAATACCCTTACTTACATTTTGTGTAATTCTTGCAAAAGCTTCTTTACGAGTAACTGCAGACCCCGCACGTAATAATCCAGCATCGTCTATAAATCTACCAGCAATAGAAGCAGGAGAGTCAAATAACTTTCCGAACAACATTCTGTTCATTATAATATTAGGACCAATAAGTATGCCTACGTTAGCTGCAAAAGTACCTGCTTGCGCATCTGCAATTTGTACATCAATCTCTTGACTTCTTTGTAGTACTAATTCCTCTATCTGCTCAGATGCAACCCCTTGTTTAGATAATTCGTATTTGTACTCTTCAAGTTTTCTATCTCTTTCTTCTCGCATCTCAATACCTAGATGGGCTGCTTCTGTACCTGCTTCACCCACAGTTTGCAGAGCAGTAGCTACGCCAAGACCTATATTTCTGGCTAAAGATGATGAAACCCCTAAAGCTTGTAATCCAGGACCTAATCCCCCCGTTAAATAACCTGTAGCAGCAGCAGCAGCAAAAAACGCAGCAGCATCAGTACCTTCTTCCATCCAAAAGGAAAGAGATTTAATATGCTCCCATAGGTTACCGTCCTTTACGTTCTTAGGGTAGTATATTGGAAAAATTTCTTTAAGTTTTTTTTCAGCACCTCTAAACAACTCTGAAAGGGGGTTATCAGTCATTGCACTAATATCTCCTGTCATAGCCCATGCTGGTGCGGATAATGCGTACCCTGACATCTCAGCAAATTTAGTAGCTGTAGTTACAGGGAATCTAATAACTGCCCCATGAACTAATTTATCTAACCTGCTTTGCTGCCTGCCTCTCCAATCTGGAATACCACTAGGATCTTCTATGGCGTGAAATGGGGTACCTTCGTCAAACTTACTAGTGCCGAAGGTTTTAAAAGTATGCCCCATCTGATGAACAGGAGTACTTACATCACTAAGTTGAGTTAGAGGAGAAGACGTAGCTTGTCTTTCATATACTTCAGGTCGATTTGTAGGCAGTATAAGGCTTTTTTCCTCAAACGCCTTAGCCTCTTCAGGTGTAAATCTTATCATATTATTTGTCTAATCTCTTTGGTAGAAAGTTCTTCTTTCTGGTTGTGCGTTAAGTTTCCAACTAGCGATTTGATTAATCTGAGTGTTTAGTCTTTCCATTACTTCGTGCATCTCAACTTCTCTAACACGGGGATATTCTATAGTTCCAGTTTCAGAGTTTCTAGTAGGTCTAACTACCCATATCCTTGTATCTATAATTCCAGGTATTCCCTGTCCAGTAGCTGCATATCCTGGATTAGGTACAAATTCTTTAGCGGCATAATAGGCGTCTGTCCCTAAACTAAATATTCCTGCCCAAGCTTCGTTTTTAGTGTAAAAATCTAAAAAGTCTTCAGTATTCTTCATCACACCTTTAAGAGGGTTAGGTAAATTATTATAAGGAAGAATATATTCTCTGTCGCCTACATTTAAAGTAAAGCTTCCCTTACCTGGAATAATGCCTGTATCGGTAGATGTAGCATCTTCCAACAATCCTACAAATCCTCTTTTTCTAATACTTCTGGAGTTATCTTTTTCTAATTTTCCTTGAGCGTTATAAAACTCTACTCCGTCTACAGGGATAGGTAAAGTTCTAGCCCATAAATCAATATTCTTTTTAGCTTCTTCACTTAAAGAGTGTAACACCGTGTAGTTAAGATGGGTGTTTTCAGTTTCGTGAAATTGTGCTACTTGAGCAGCCTCATCAAAACTCAACCCGTGCTGATTCTGTAACACTCCTACAACAGGTCTTTCAGCGATAAACTTCTCTCGCTCTTTTTCAATCCTATTAAGTTGATTTTTAACCACATCTAAAGCGTTCTCTCCCCTATCTAGGAAGGAACCAATAACTTCAGCGGGTCTAGACCCAGGAACATCCATATCCATAGAACTTCTACCTGTAGTTCTTCTCTGAGGAGAATCGGCCTTTACTTCTAATAAACCGTCAGGTCTTCGTGTAAGTACTTGTTCAAAGGATTGGGGATTAGCTAACGCATAATATTCTAACAAATCTTGCTGTATTCTTAAATCTTCTTCAACAAGTGAATCAGGGGCTACGAGAAAGTCTCTTACATTCTTATCAGGAATAAGTTCTATCTCTTTAAAGATACCCGATCCTTGTTCTAAATTAGAAACAATGTTTCCTAATCTCTGTAATCTATGCTCTGTCTCTGTAGCCTTTTTGTAATCACCGCTAACTCTATTAGAATTGGCTTGAACTTCTGCGCCTCTTTCTGTTGTAGGTATATTTCCTAATAATGAAGTTTCTCTCCCACCGTCTGAAGACTGAAGATAGGGATTTCCAATATAACTTAAATTAGTTTTACTATGTTCTCTACCAGCCCAATTAGACAACAAGAAGTCTACAATACCTTCATCGCTTTGAGTCCAATCATACGCTTCTCTATTTTCAAACTGCATGTTTGGAGCTGCTGCTTTGAAAGCACCTACCATCTGATTAGCTACTTCCATAAGTTTTTGTCTGCTAATACCAGATCTTGAACCGTGCTGTAAGAAAGCAGACATGCCCCTCTCTTCAATGTCTCTTATCTGAGCAGAGCTAAGTCCAAGTGCTTGCATATCAGCTTCTATAGTAGAACCAAGCTTTTGAGCTATTCCTGTATAATCGGGAGCTTGAACTACTTGAGTATCTAACTTACTTAAGTCTCCACTGTCCAAAGCCTCTCTAAGTGCTCCAGGTCTTCTCGGGTCATTAATCCACAGTGCATCCGCACCGTATCTTAAAGCAGCTTCCTGAGCCATTCTAGCCTGTTCTACGTGATATCTGTTAGCATTGTAGTATGGATTTGAAGCTTCTTTACCTATCCTCTCTACAAGTTTAGAGGCTGCATTAGCGTAGTGTCCCCCATACTCTCCAGCTATCTTATCCAGGTCTTCTTTATAAGCATCTAACGTTTCTCGTTGTAACTCTAAATCAATAGCAGGCATTTCACCACGTCTAGTTCTATCTTGAGCTATTTGACTTGTAACTACGTCGTGTCTCTGCTGAGTGTCTTGCATAGTCTGAGCCATCATTTGTGTGAAGGCAGGGTCATATTGTGGTTGATAGCCTACAGCTAAAGGAAGATGTTGCTGTTGATTTGCTGGATACATTCGTTGTCTTTGTGGCATAGTCTATAATATTTTAACCCACTCTGGGGGAAGTTCTAAACCTACGATTTTCAAATAATCTACGTGGGTCTGCAGTTCCGTACCTTGAAGCCTGTTGTTCAAAGTCGTAATTAGCGCTTTGAGTAGCAATCCAATTAGCGTCACGCATACTACGTTGTCTGTCAGCCATATACTGTCCAGGAACGTTCATCATATTACCAAGATATCCAAGTTGCTGTTGTCTATGCTGGTCTGCTAACTGTCTGTTAGCCATAGTTTCCTGACCAGCAATTCCAAAACCAACTTCTTGAGCTCTTTGACGTGCTTGCATATTAGTAGTCTGCTCCATCAAATGAGACTGTCCTACCTGTTCCCCAAGATTACGTTCTATATCAGAACCCATTGTTTGCATGTTACCCATATAAGCACCCGGAGTTAGTCCTGTATCTCTTAAACGTCTTGCACCAGTAGCACGAGCACTTGTAGCTCTATTACGAGCAGCAACTCTTTGTGCTTCCAGATTAATCTGTTCTGGAACCATTCTACCAAGTCTGATATCGTCTGGACGTTTGTTGGCCGCAAGTCCTATTAAGTTACCTACAACAGCTGGAGCCATAGACCACGGAGAAATATCTCCAGAGTAAGTTTCCCAACCGTCTCCTGCTGCTTCTATAGGAGCTGTTGCTTCAGGTACACCCATAAGTCCGGGAGTTCCTGTCTGCAAAGCACCCATGTTAGGCTGCTGCATAGGACTCGGAGCTCCAAACTGACTTCCCATATAATCGTTCCAAGCAAGTTGAGTTCTTGGTCCCATAATATTATCAATAGGCCCAGGATTAAACCCTTGACCCTGAAGGAATTGCTGCTGTTGTCTAACATTTGAGAATTGTGGTACTGCACCACCGCCACCTTGTAGCTTAGGTAGCCTACCGCCCATACGCATCATAGGAGCTTCTCCCATACCCTGTTGAGCCATCATCTGCTCTTCTTGCATCATAGCTTGCTCTTCAGGAGAACCTGACATCTGTTGTTGTTCCATAGCCATCATTTGCTCTTCCATCATAGAGTTAACGTCGTCCTGATGGACTGTGTTACCCTTGATAGTTTCTTGCAACATCATCAGTTTATCAAGTTCTCGCTCTAGAGCAGATTGTGATATATTATCTTTCTTATCGAGCTTATCGCCCAAATAGAATTTATATTTATTTTTAATTCGTTTAGCTTCATCAGAAAAGGTTCTCTTCTTGTTTCCAGGAAGTTTAGTTGTATCTGAAAATACATATCCGTTGAAAGCAACCTCGCCTTTTTCTGTGAGAGCTACAGGGTTACCACCACTCATAGCGGTAGGTTGTCCCTGAGAATCCACAGGAATACCTTCGTCTGGCCCAGTATGCGACTGTCCTACGTTGTAGTCAACGAATTGTCCAGCACTACCTACAGCTCCACCGTCAGCCTTCTTAGGAAGATATGGATTTCTTGCACTGTATTGAGGAAGTGTTCTGCCCCGTCTGGGATTATACATGCCCGGAGTAGTCATAAACTGAGGGTTAGAGGTAATACCTGTAGTTCTACCCAAAGTGTAATCAGGATTTTCAGCCCTACCAAGTACGCTATTACCTGACTCATCGACTTCGTAGTTTAACATATACCTATCTCTAGGTGTAATGCCCTGATTATAAGAGCTTACTATCTGATTGTAATCTCTGGACTCTGTAGGTATAGAGGTTAGTGTATCAAAAAACATACTGCCCCTTTTGTTAGAGTCATCAGTTCTTACAGCTTGTCTAAGACCTGGGGTTATATCAGGCAGTCCACCGCCTGTTTGGTATCTACGTTTCATATTTCCACCGTATTTGAAAGTTGGGGTATAAGATTGTTGCATTGTTGGGTCAGGGTTATAGGGAAGTGGTTGCGGAGGTTGTTGCGGAGCTCCTGCTGTAGCAGCACCAACTCCTTGTTGAAGTTGGCCCATACCAGCACCAGCCATAGGCCCACCCAAAGCAGTAGCACCTATTTTACCTACAATAGGATTTATAACGTCTCCTACCTGATTAAGCCCTTTACCTAATTTAGTTTTGTAGTCGTCTTCTCCTATGACATCAGTAGCTCCAAAAGTCCCTAAGACCCTGTCAGCCATGAATCTACCATAGTCACCCAATAAGTGTCCTGCTTTTCTGAAAGTTTTACGCATGGTTTAATCCGGATTAATTAACAAAAGTACTAATTTATTTTGATATAAACAAGTGATTTATGTAATAAATTTACTATCAAAAGATTGTGAATATGTTACTGTTTTACGGTAGAACGGAACTTAGTAACTATATCGTGTAGGGTTAGTTTATAGTTACTTATGTTATCATATTGCAAATCCATAAATATACTTGCGCTACGAAGTCTTGGCTCATCGACTTCAGTATTGTCTATGAGAGTGTTAAGTCTCCACGTACGGAACCTTTGAACTATGTTGTCATCTGGTGTAAGTAGCAGATTACCAGTATCTTGATACTCGTTATACATACGTATAGAGTCTACACATAGGTTCTCTGTGTTATCGTTATCGTTTCCAGATAGTTCAAAAGTTAATTCTATAACGTCATATACACACACATTATTACCAAGAGGGTTAACTATAATTGTAAGTTTAGAAGGTGCTATTTCGTTATCATAGAACACTCCATAATCTCCTACATTGTGTAGGTGTATCCGTGACGGATTATCAAGAGGTACTCCATACAAGTTTCTGGAGAGTTGTAAAAAGAATTTAGAGGCGTAAGAGTGAAATCCAGAAAACGTATCCAGAAGTTCGCTAAACACTAAAGTCTTAATACCATCTATAGACATAAGAATTTCAGAGTAATCGTTGTCGTTAGCAAATACTACCTCATCTGAGGGTATCATAGCTTTAACTAAAGAACTTATACTCTTTATATCTGATAGAAATCTAGCACCGTTTTCTTCAACTCTGCAAATCTTTCTGTTAAGTCTGTCATAATAATAGATAGACTGTTTACTTCCAGTAAGTCCGAAGTAATCAGATAGCCCAGAGTTAGTAGCATAGTAGTGATATCTGTCAAGAACTCCGCCTGTACCTGCAATAAGAGGTCCAGGAGTGCTAGACTGTACAAGTTCTTTGGGCTCTATAAACAAAGCCCCAAACCCTTCAGGTTGAAAGTAGAACATTGTATCCCTGAAGTTAAATAACCTCGTTATCTCTCCGTATCTAGTATCTACGTCTAGGAAATTGTTAGGTCTAAACTTAGTCCACCTGTCTGCGAATTCTCCAGGAATCTTTCTATCCGAGTGGTAAATTCTATACGGTCTGGTTGTAACAAGTTGTACGTCAACAGGTGCCGGGTAAAACTTCTTAGCGTCATTTTGTTTAGAGTAGACGCTATTGTAAGTGTATAGGTTAAAAGTTTGATTGAAGAAATCTCCTCCTGCAATCTGCCATGAACCTACAGTTTCTTGCATACCTCTGATTTCGATAGTATTCATAAAATCGTCTACACCATCGTACAAAGAATTGAAAGTATCGTTATTAATTATCTGTAAGTTTATAGTACTTTCTACAGGATGTATCTCGTTTACTACAAGTCTCTTCTCAGGCTCTCTCCCTTCGTAATCCCATATGGTTCTTAGATATTCGTGATATCCTATATAAGTATCACCATTGAATACAGGAATAAAACCTTCGAGTGCTGGGTCATCAACCTCGTAAATATCGCTTACAGCTATATATTCGGAAGTACCTAAGGATGACTCAGTTATACCTCCGTAAGGATACGATGAATATCTTCTCCTGCCCAGTATCCCGCTAGAATGCGTGGAGCCGTAGATATCAGTAGCTGTTTTCAGTAATTTACACGAACCTTTAGTACCTGCGATAACTGCAGGGTCACCAAGCCCAGTATCGTACTTAGCTTCATTCTTTATGAAGTCTGCACCAAATGTAGTTATAGAATCTGTATTTTGACTGTGAAGATGGTTACCTCCGTTAGATATTTCCGCCTTCACGAAGTCAGTTATGAAAGAATATGTTTTAGACTTAACAACTTTCATTTGGTCGTTAAATGTGAATTCATCTACAGTAGATGTTAGTGCAGCCAGACTTTCAAAGTGGTTACCTACAACCCCATAAGCTCTGTTAAACAAATGTTCTGGAGAGTGATAATCTATATCGGTTCTGTTGTCCCCTATAATGGGGATACCTGAAAATCTTTTTGTATAGCTTGCAAATACGTGAGTAAGCAGAGTACTGGCTACTCCCATATCTACTACTGTCCTGTTAGTGCCATCCCTTTTAACTCGTACTATTTGAATAGCTTTAACTTCTTCAGGAAGCTCATCTACGTTAATTTTAAACGCGGGGTGTAATACGTGAGCATATAAATCACCACCGTCTTCTGAAGTAAGTGCGTAATCGTTCTCGACAGCTTCAGTAGCTCCTGGAGGAAGTGCAAAAGCGCTATAAGCACCTATACTTACCCCATATAAAATATCTAGCGATGCTGGGTCTAAATCTGCATCCCAAGAAGTAGCAAAATCACTAGTATCGCATCTGAACGTTATGTCGAGAGTATGTCCAGTTACATCTGTATCGTCATAACTGTCTATAAATATTCTATTGAACGGTTCGTTACCGTTAAACGAGGAGAAAAACATTTGGTAACTCTGCCACCAAGTTCTATCCGTACTGTGTTCAAATATAACAGTAACATCATTACCGCCTATAGTAAAAGTTATCTCATAAGTAGCTTCGTATGTGGGAAGGGGGTCTAGATCGTTATCAAGTAATAGTGTTATTGTTTGATACGCAGGAGTTACAGGGTCTCCGCTGTAAGCTGAAGCAAAATAACTTTCAGTACCATCATTAAAATCTGGAAATCTGATATCATCTACCCACTTAACGAAAGACCGTCTCATCTTAGCGTCATATCCTACGAAGCCAAATCTGTAAATCTCATCACGTTGGTATCCTACATACTTAGTAGAATTCTCTTGTTTAGCATAAGAGTATATACTTGCAGGGGCTTCCCCGAACAATCTACCGTTTACAGTAGAATCAAGTTTAATCTTTTTTGTTCTAAATTGGTATTCAATAGCATCACTTTTACCTCCGAGAATAGTATTAGCCCCCAGTGCAGTGTGGTATTTATACAAGTCTACAGCAGTTTTAAAGTAGTTATTGTATGGATTAAAAAGTCCAGTATAAGTTTGCTCTGAGCCTGCATCATCTCTATACCTGAATACCTGCGCATCAAACTCAAAATCAAATGAATCTTCTTCGGTATTAGCTATGAATAAAAAGTTATTTTTTGTTTCGAGAGTTTTTGGTATAGGATTTACAAGAAGTTCATTAAGTTCTTCTATAGTAAGTTCCCCCAAAGTAGCGGTACCAAAATCAGAGAAGTTAAAAGTTTCTCCATGTATAAACTGCCCTTCATAGACAATAGATATCTCAGGTTCTAAGTTTAAATCCTCATAAAGTATGCGTACAACTCTAAGCCTGTCAAACCTGGCGTCTATATTATCTATACTAATCTCAACCCCTTTACCGGAGTCTGTGCCTACATCTGAACCTTTGAAAGTTCTCACAGACACAGTTTCGTTAGAAGTAGTCAAATTCACTAAATCGCTAGTAGCTGAGAAAGTTGACTCCGCACCATTTATATTATAGAGTTGGTAGGCGTACTGTACTCTACCGCTTTTAAGTCTGCCTGAAATAAGCCCTACGATATCAGGACTATTAAGTTCTACGTCAGGTACTATCTCAAGTCTGCTTACTGGGGTATTGAGTAGGGTAAGTCTATTCTCCTCAGATACATTCATAAAACGAAGAGGGGTTTCCCCATCAGTAAAATATATTTTATGCAGGTCTTCGTTTTCTTTTCTCGATACTATGCGAAGTTTACTATCCGCAGTGAACCCAAAATCTCCATTGTAATATAAATATGAAGAGACTGTTGAGCCTACCATTATTTCCAACCCACCAACTTCAATTTCTGATATCGGAATAACGTATACAAGAGTACTGCTTCTCGTTACATTATATATAAAAAATATTACTCTTTCAGCAATTCTGTCTACGCCTATTATTTTAAATTCGTCGGGAGGAAGTTTAGAAGTTTTAAACTCTACTTTTAATTCAGTACCTTTAACGTTTACAATAGCTCCAGTAGAACTTTCCTCGTTTATAATAATACGAAAGTTCTCCGAATTGAAGAACTTCGAGTTAGAGTATTTATTTACTGAACTGTCTTTATCTAAACCTTCTATAAAAGTATTCTGGTGTCTCTGCATCATGGTAGTAATTATCTAAAGTTACGGGCAAATCCGTGTACATCTTTATTGAGAGAAAGTACTTTACGTTTAAAGTTTTCCATCTCCGCTAAGTCCATAGTATGTGCTTTTGTTTTCGCAGAAGCTACATTAAATAAATAGTCCTGCTTAATCATCTCGTACTTCCTCTCCGATAGTTTATCGGATAACATCATTTTAAAAGCTAGTCTTTCTCCTACGTACCAAACAACAGCTCTGATAACTTTAGGGTCATCTGGAATAAGAGGAAACATTCTATCGTCAATTGGAAACGCAGTATACCGCATCTCTAACTCAATCTCTTTCACGTTAGTAAAGATGTGGTTGTTACTTATAGTGTAGGTATAGTCAGCGTAATCGTGGTCAGGTACTATAATAGAAGCGTACTGAGTTCCGTCAGATATTATATCATCATCTGAAACCACAGATTCTCCATCAACGTTTACACGTACAGCTGATAAATCTATTTGGTCACTCTGCTGAAACAAGTTAGCCGACTTACGAAGAACGTATCCAGTACCTTTATCTCTCAACATGTGTTCTGTGAGAGAATATAAGTCTACGGGAAGAGGGGCTCTCCAGTTCTCTACTGTAACATCTGCTATCTTCTCTATAAACATTTGTGGTACCGCCATAAAACCCATAACGTCCCAAATCCATTCACGAACATCGTCAGCGTAGACATCCTCGAAACCAAACTCTCGTCTGATTCTTTCGAGGATTTCCTCTATAGACGTGTATTTAGTGTTTAAACTCATAACTAATCAAATATTGATGGTGAATAAACAGACTTCTTCATATCCTCAATAAGTTTCTTCTCCTCCTTGAACTCATCGTCTAAGTCTTCAAAGGGGTTTTCTTTTGTAAATATCTCTTTAGTGTCATCGAAGTACTCGTTCTCACCCTCACTATTCTTCCTGTTACCGTATTTTTGTACGGTTACAATATACCCGTTATCTATTTTGCGAGCTTCTATACACTTTGTAACACCGTCTTTTGTAATAGATTTCTTCCAGCGTCCTTTGTCTGAATCTGAATCTGCATAAATTGAGCTACTCATAATATAAGTTTTTTAAGTTTGGTAAATTCTTCCAAGCTTTTGCCGCTTCTCGTTTCATAGAACGTATGGGTTCAAACCTGTAAGCTGATTGATTTTTTATGTTAGAAGTTACTTTATCCCAGAACCATTTAAATACTGTACCGTCTGTATGTTCGTTAAGGTGATACACAATTGGCTTATCTGGTATACCTCTAATCTCTTCAGAAGTTTTATCTGGATAAAGTTCTCCCCACTTCTTTAACGTTTTACTCCAATTAGGTTTTAGCTTGTTGGCTATCTCACCATCTTCGCCAAGTCTTAGAGAGTTATCAAATCTTTTAATACGTATAGAACCAAGTCTGAAAGCCATAGAATAGTCTAGTCCGTCGTAGATTATCATCCTAAGTATTTCCAGATTGTATTCCTGAAGAATCTGTCTGAATATTTTACCGTTCACAGCCTTAGAGTATTTATTCTTATAAAACTTAAGAACGTCTTTGGATGTATAATCTACTTTTACTTTATTGTTCCCCCTCTTAAAACAAACCATAATTAACCCTTAGATATATTAGTGATGTCATCCTCTTCGTTAGCTGTCTTATCAACCAGAGGAGTCATAACAAAAGCAAGTTTAGTTTTAGTTATAATCTCTTCCATACTGTCAACAAGTGTTCTGCTTATCGGATAACCATCGTCGTCTGTATATGACGGGTTTTTAATCTTTGCGGCCTCTACAGGATTTTGAAATACTCCACGAATGTCAATATATTCCAGATGCTTAAAACTGTTCAAGTCTCTAGCTATTACGTATACTTTACCATCCAAGTAAAAAGCATACACATCTCTGTTATTGAACTTTCCGTACCCACTTACAAGAGCAGTTTCAAAAGTTACTACTTTGAAGCGGTGTTCAAGCCTGTCTGCAGGCCCTATACGGCTGAACGCACCTACAGCCCCTCTACGTTCAATTGTAGGTGGGATATCTATAACGGTGCGCATCATAAACCTATCAGAAGGAACTCCTGGAACTATTGAACTATCCACAGGCTCTAACTCTATAGACCCCAAGTCTTGAACTACGTTCTCATCCATTATAGCCATAGGCTTATCGAGCTTTTGCTTAAGTAGCATAGCTCTGGTAGAGTGTATCCAATCTTTTACAAGTCTTACAGATAAACTATCTGTATTCTTGTATTGAGCTCTATAAAGTCCTATGAGTCTATAGGCTAGTTGATTTAGCGATATATTCATTTCTTAAACCATTTAAACAAAGAGCATCTTGGCTTTTTGTAATTATTTAAAAGTTCTTCTAACTTCTCTTGGCACGAGTCTGCATCCAGAGTTGTCCAAGCTTCCCAGTGCATGCCCCACTCTTCAAAAGGATAGAGTGTATAACCTCTATTACCCCAATAAGTTCCCCAACTGTTACGTATGATAATACCTTCTTTAGTCCAACCTACACCTGCTACAGCGTGTCCGCCAATCATAGGCTGACCGTTGTATTCCTGAATCCAGAACTTAGGATTGTTAGGGTTGTATACCGGAAATCCAAAATAGATTGGACCATTAGCGAACATAGCGGCTTTAGCAGCTTCTAGTGTATGTAACCTACCGTAACTATATATTTTAAAATTAGCAGCTTCACGAAGAAGTTTATCTCCAATAGCTTTCCTGCTACCATATGGATATACAACTTCAGGAAGTATTCCACTCTTCTGAAGAATCTGCATAGTGTTACGTGGGGTCATCCCCTCGCTGTGACTGTTATCTCTGAGGTTATAAACAAACTGTGGAGACATATGGTCTGTGAATCCGAGGTCTTTACGTTCTTGATACTCTTTCATAACAGCAGCAGTCATAGCTGAACACGAACCCTGTTCTCCCTGATCTCTCACAGGAGGTAATTCAGGTATTGTAGTATACTCCTCAGGTAATTTAGCAGTACCGTAATATACAGTTTCTACTACATAATCTCGTTTATCAAACTCTGACGGTAACAGGTCAAATTTATACCTATATAATTCTTCTCTATGTTTCATATATTTCTTCAGGTTTAGTTATTATTCCGTAAGTTAAAAATATTTTATCTACTCCTTCTTTCTCCGCAAGTTTGTCTCTCCACGTATCAACTTCTTTCAAGGACTTGCAGTATATTTCATCATCTAATTGTTTTAGTATTGGATTATCTCCTATGTGTAAATGGTAGTGAAGTAGTTTTATCTCCATAAATTAATTTGCGTAAAATAGTTTAAAGTTTCTTAATTCAATGTGGTACCCAATTCTATGTTCTTTGTGTATAAGATCATAGTGGTATGTAATCAGACCTTTTTTGTTATCTGTATATCCAAACCCAAGAGCTACTCCCTGACCGTACATACCTGTGCTTAATTCTCCACCTACAAATATCCTAGGTGTAGTTATAGGTACTGGTACTGGATACGGTTCTTTTATGTAAGCTTTAACAGGTTGACGATTGATAAAAGTTAACTCTCTTTCAGTTATTCTGTTTTTGTACACTGTTTCAGCTAGAGCTATAAACGCAGAACTATCATCCAGAAGCACATCAAAGTACTTTACCTTAGAGAAGTAATCAGCGAGTATAGCAAGAGTGTCTATATTGTGAGGTAGATATTCGGTAACAATTATAGTGTCTATTCGTAATTCAGTTTCTTTCTGAATTATAATCTTTGGGATAGTATCATAAACATACACTATCTCAGGGGGTTCTACGATAACTGTAGGCGGTTGAACACAACTTCTCTGGAATATTACTACGATAAGTAATATAAAAGCAATAATCCAACCAGTCCATTTTAAGTTTTCCATAGTTATTTGTATTTAGCTCTTAGAGGTGCGGTTTTGTATACTTCTTCTTGAGTCATCATTACATACGTTTCATTTATTCCCGTACTAGCCCCGTAGGCACATCGACCGGCAGTTACCAAAGCGGCCCATTCTACATTTGTAAAATAGCCTGAATTTGCACCCTCAAAAGGTATTAAAACACCATTAGAAAACTTTGTTTCCGCTAAGTTTTCGGCCATCCAAACTTGCGTACCTATTTTTACGGTTTTATATTTTTTACCGTCATTCCCTGTATAGTGTTTGCAATATGTTCCATCTGCTAGCTTTAATTCATCTGATGTGGCTAATCTAACAAACCTGATCGAACAAGCAGTTCTTAAATCGGTGAATCCAGTATTTATGCTACCGGAGTTATTTCGTGTCCTTAAATGATATTTACTTGTTCCGCTTGTTGGTGTTTTTGTGAAAAATGTTGAAATTGCTCCTAAATCAAAAAAATCAGAACCGCCAACCGATGTTCTATAACCAGCAGGCAACATGTTAAAATTAAAAATATCCCTCCCGTAATGTGTTGAGTGTTCATTCCATCTTGGATGGTCAGATGTTGCACAATCACCACCTAATGGTGAATTTACCTGTCTGCATGATTTTATTTGGTTCCCAGCAGATGTCAAAACGGGGTATCCTAATGAAATTAAATAATCAACAAAAAGATTTGTATCATCGTACGATGGCACATCCCATCCATCCTCTGTATTAACAAATCCATTTACATCCTCAATACAATACCAATTATATAAATATCCATATTGCACGGGCAATCTTTTTAAATCGTAACCACCAACAGTCCTAATCTTATTCCTCAAACAAATCAATCTACTCATAACTCTAAGCTTTTAGAAGTTCTTCAAGTGAAGCGTTACCTGTGTGTCTCCATTCATCTACTATAGTTAACTTAAACTTAGTTCCTAACGGAAGATGTACTTCAAGTTTATCCATAGTTACCTGACTTTGACTAACATCTATAACACCATCTTTATCCAGGTCTGCGAATTTCTGTCCTGGAGCAATACAACCTTTAAGTTGTCTAACGTAGTTAGCTGTATGTACCATAATCTCAGTTCTGTTAGGTACTGGGTCTATATGGATAGCGTATTTACCGTTAGAGCCTCGTGGAGTTGCTACACAGTTATAAGTCCCTTGTGGTATACAACTTATGAAACGTTCATTGTTAGTCCACGGTAATTCTATTGTTTTAAACTCTTCTAGTATTGTGTTACCTTCTACAAGTATTCCAAACCCAAGAGTCTTTATATGATTAGAGAATACTCTGCGTATAAGAATCTCAGGTTCAGCAGGAGTTTCTGGTATCTCTGGTTCTACAATTGGTGTATCTGGTGCTGGAGGAATATTTGTTGGTCTGGTACTTATCGGACTACCTCCAATAATAGCTTTCACTTCTTCACGTTTCTGCCACACTTTACCTGCAACTCCAAGTATACCTGTACCGAATACGGCCATAAGTATTTCAGGAAGACCTGCGTAACCGTTAGTATTACCTGTAAACGCTTCTTTAATAAATACTATTGACCATACAAAAACTATGTATCCTATTAGGATGCCTACGTACAGTAATAGCACTCTTAAGAACGAATCGTTTCCACTATCGTCCTGTAAATATTTACTTTTTGGCATAGTGTTAGAAACTTATGGCACTAAATAATTCTTTAATTTTCATAAACCATTCAGGACCTCCCATGTACAGTACAATTAATACTGCTACACCTATTGCTTTGGGGTTCTTTCTGGCTACTCTGATAACTGTTGTGTCTTTATAAGCTTCGTCCCACTTAACCCTGTCTTTACCGAGCTGTTCCATGCAGGACTTTTGTGTTACGGTTAAATTATTACTGTTTAATGCAGAGTCATCTACTTTATTTTTTAACTCTTTTAAGTCTGTTTTAATTTCAGTAAGATGCGTCTTTAGGTCTATAGAGAAAGCCTGTATTTTAGTGTCTACAGAGTTTAGAATGTCTATAACGTCTTTGTTTTCCATAGTTATATTTAGTAGTAGTAGTGAGGAGGAATTAGTTGAATTGGAATAAACCACCCAGACTCTGAATGAATCTGGGTGGAATAATAAATTTAAGCTTCTTCTGTTACGTTATCTTCGTATCCGAATAACGCTTTAATAATAGTACGTACTACGGGAACACCGTACAGACCGTTAGCTGACAGGGCAATAAGAATACCCATAATAGCAGCATGCCACCATACAGTAGCGATAGCCATAATACCAAAGCTGAGAGCCCAGAAACCTACACCTGTACCTGCTCCAATAAACCAAGAGTAGATATAGGGAAGCCATTTAGAGCTTTCTCCAGCTACGTAACCTGTAAGCTTTTTGAAGCCTTCAGTAAAGAGTATAATCAGTACAGCGATACCACCAAAGTTACCTACAAGCAATTTGACTTCTTCGGGATCGGACAATTCCGGAAACAGAAGTCCAATAACAGGAAGCAAAAGTGCTACCAACCAACCAGTTACATTTTTCAAAGTTGTTTTCATAAAATTTTGTTTTGATTTAAAATTAAATTAATTAATTAAAGATTTAACGAATGTTATTCCCCCTCTTTCCAAATCTTAAGTCGTGCGGGTTCTGATGGTACACCATCATAGGGAATTGGAAATTCTATAAAAGCCCATATAGTCCACATACCTTCTTTAGATAAAGAGCTAACTCTAACTAAAGTATAATCATCTTCTAGGGTTATACCTGTTGTAAAAGTACCTTCTACACCGTCTGGGTCTATGTACTTTATAATAATATTACTAGCTACCGACAGATCATCTGATAATCTCAGACGTATAAGGAACGGTTGATTTACATATATTTTACCTCTCATACTAGTAGTCTTAATTCCCTGTAAAACTCTCTGGTTATTTTTACATTTTCTGTAAAGTCTAAATCAGCTAGTTCTGCAAAGATAGTTAAATTTTTTGATATGTACAAATTATTTGTAAAATTTATTTCAGCTAAATCTAAGTTTTGTGTAAACTCTCTTGTAATTTTTAACTTAGCGTGAAATATTTCTAACTCAGTATAAACGCAAACAGCACTTCCAACTAACAATCCTACACCTAAACACTGACCAGAGTTATCCGTTTCAACATTACTTTCTCCTGTAAGAGTTCCTGTACCGATAGTTTGACCTGAACCTAATTCTAATCTGGGAGCTGTTCCTGTTAAAGTACCTATACCAAGAGTAGCTCCTGATGCCAAGTGTAGTGTGTAAGATTGTGCTTCTCCTACTAATAATCCTACACCTATTATCTCACCACTACCTTCTATGGGCGGAACTATTACAGCATCTCCGGTAAGTATACCTATACCCAGAGTAGCCCCAGACGCTAAAAGAAGCGTATTAACTGCAGCTTCTCCCACTAAAAGCCCTATACCAATAACCTCACCGCTGCCTTCCCAAACAACGGAAGTAGTAACTTCCGCATCGGCTGAGAGTATTCCTATACCTAAAGTTGCCCCTGCAGCTAATACAAGTGTATTTACTTCGGCATTTGCAGACAGTAACCCTACCCCAATAGCATCTCCGCTACCCTCAACAACAACAGGTTCTTGAATTTCACCATCTCCGGATAGTAATCCTATACCTAAAACAGCCCCAGAACCTTCGAGAATCTTGAATGTAACAGCGTCACCAGTTAAATCTCCTGTCCCTGTAATAGAACTGCTCCCCTCCCAAATCGTAGCTTCTATAACTGTAGCATCTGCTGATAGTAATCCGATACCAAGAGTAGCACCTTCGCCAAGTATAAGAGCGTTGACTGTAGCATCTCCAGTTAATTCACCAATTCCTGTAGTTGATCCTGAACCTGTTACTATGGGTTCATATTCTATCTCTACATATCCAGCAGCCCCAGCACCACCGCTTGTAGCATTACCTCCTGAACCGCCTCCACCACCGCCTCTTGTAGAACCTACCTGACCGCCTGCGTTATTATTACCCCCGTTACCACCATTACCACCAAAAGATGTGCCTCCTGTACCGCCTGTACCGCCAGTTGAAGTTATGTTTGCACTTCCATCCCCGCCCAGTTCAGTCGTACCAGCAGCTCCTCCACCTCCAGCACCTCCATGATTATTCGTATTAGTTGCGGTACCACCGTTACCCCCTTGAAAAGATTCTATAACGTTGGTATCAACTTGAGGAGCTCCACCTAAAGCTCCGTTTCTTGTAGTAGTGCCTAATCCCCCATTAGCTAATACGGTTGTACTCTCCCCACGTACTCTGGAAAATCCACCGTTTTGAGTAGCAGCACCGCCAGCACCAACAGTAATATTATAAATACTACCTGAATTAACGTCTACGTACCCTTCAGTAAAGGCACCTCCTCCACCACCTCCTCCAGGTCTTATTGAATTGATGCCTGTATTTGAACCTCCCCCACCAGCACCCCAAGCACGTACTGTAATAGTGCCTGTAATAACGCTAGTCCAGGTATAACTACCTGGTGTAGGGTAAGTTAAAATAACAGCCATAAGTCAGTGCTTATTGTACCGATACTAAAATTTGACCTAGTGGAAATTTGAAGATGTCGCCTGCGTTAACTGTCCTAGGAGTTGTAAGGGCTCCCCACATAAGAAAATTACTTGAGTCATCAAATATTCCAAAGTGGGTAATTGTTCCCCAATCAGCACTAGCGGCATCCCAAGCAATTTCAGCAGTGTTAGATGAGTTTCCGCTTGATGGGGCGGTTAAAGCTATAACCTTCCTTGTATAACCACCACCAGACTGTTCGCTGGTTATAATTCCTTCTTCTAATTCTGGTTCAATAGAAGAGCCTCCTTTGAAAAGACCCAGACCCAATTGAGTTGGAGCACTGACTGGGCTGTCGTTTCTCATCCAATTGATTATGAGATCTTCCATGTAATCTGTAAAATTCGCCATTTTGTTTATATTTTAAGTTATTATTAATCTTTAAGTATTGTAAAATTAAGTTTTTCTACGGTAAAGTTTCTAGCTACAACATCGTTTTTGTTAAAGATAGCTATTCTATTCCCGAAAGAAAGTGTTACAGGAGTTATAAGAGTTACAGAATCCCATTCGTTTTGATTTTGAAACCGCATACTGGACATTTTGTTTTCAAGAATAGTCCAAGTAGCTCCACCATCTGTAGACTTACCGATGGCAAAGTCTACAATTTGTGCTCCTGTATTATCCGGATTAACGGTGATAGGAGCATAAACAACCATATCTCTAGCGATTCTACTGGTATATACAGCTTCCCAAGCCTGCCCTATCTGCTCTATTACAAACCTTCTGGAATTACCGTTACAAGGAATGTTTTCAAAATCCCACTCTACGGCTATAACTTTAGTCCAATCAGACACGTTAGTGCCTAAAGTTGGTGCAGAAGTGTTTATACTTATATCAAGTTTAACGCTGTTTTTATATACACTTATAACATCCCAGTGAGGCGCTTGCCACATATGGGCTTTTAAGTTAAGATATTCTTTAGGTACAACAAGTTCTACTTTTTCCACACCTAAAATAGTATCACTACCGCTTGTAAACAGATATGCCTTATTACCGTTACCGCCTGCTTCAATATATACTTCAAGAAACTCTCTTTCGTTTTCATAGGTTGAAGGGGGCAACTCTACTACAATAGGATTGGTAGAAACGTCTACAGCAACAACAGAAGAAGTTTCAGCTACAAAAGCTTCCATGACAATATATGTCGTACCTGCTGCCGATATAAAAGCAGCGTCTCTATCAAAAGTAAAAGTAGTTTCAGTGTTAGAAACTATCCTCATACATTCATCAGGTATAGGGCAATACTGAGTGAGGTTTGAATATGTTAGTACAACATATTTACCTGCATGTTCGTCTACTACCATAGTCTTAGAGCTGTCTGTAAGACTATTAAGTGTACCTCCTGTAGCTGTTCCGGTAAGAACAGGTGTTCCAGATATATCATCAAAAGTTTCCTGAAGAAGTTGTATGAGATTATTCCAACTAGCGGTATTAATATATTTCCACTGTACCCAACCTTCAGCTATACGAAATTCTACGAACCTGTCTACTTCGTTATCTATGAGAAACTTAGGTGAGTATGAACTTCTTTGACTACGTGTTGCCATAATTTAAATATTGTTTAAGTCTTTTAAGAGGAGTTCCTTCTTAACTACCTCTAACAAATCCAGAATATCGTTTTCCGTTATCTCTGTCTGTTCTTTATCTTCAATAGATAAATAGAAGTCTATAACATCAAAGTGTACGTGCAGAGCTTTGAGAGCTTCTTGAAGTCTGTTAACTGTAGTAAGACTGCTTATAGAACGCATGCGGATGTACCTGTTGTACATAGACAACATTTGCTTCTTAGCGTTTAAAGTAGCCTCTTGAATAAGTTCATCCATAGCTTATTTCATTTTGTAGAGCTGGTCTAAATTCAGTTGGAAGTATTCTAATTGTCCAGTTTCAGCCGCATAGAACAAATTATTCTTAAGTCTGATACGTTCTAAGATATATTCCCTGTGAGATTTAGACTGAGCTTCCCTGTAAGTCAAGGCTTCGCCCATAACTTTACGTATAATCTGAGCTGCAAAACCGTTTACACTTTCAAATTCGTGCTCACCTTCTACAGTAAACACAAGTTTAACAGTAAAGTCATAAACTCCATCCAGGTATTCACTACCTGGGTACGCTATGTCCCCTGTAAATATCTCTATACCCTCTGCCCATATAGTTTCAAAACCTGCACCTACAGGTAAATCATATGGTAGAGTTAATTCACCATCCTGAAATTCCAGAATTAGTTGTGCTGATTCTAAATCAGCTTTTAATCCAGCTGTCCAACCTGTAATGTTAGTTACTGAATATTCTCCTGTAAGGTCTGTAAATACAAACGATTTAGCGTCAGGGGATTCTTCTATTGAGAAGTTTAAAATTAAGTCCATAGCTATGTAATATAATTTGTAAAGTTACTAAAAATTTTGATAGAAACCAAGAAAATATATAAAAATATTTCCTAACATATTTTAGTAGTTATAACAAAGGGGGTACTAAGACCCCCTCTGTTAGAAAATTCAATCAATTGTTAAACCCAATTAAGCAAGAGCCATACCAGTGAAGTACAATACATCACCATTATTTGCACCAGCAGCTTGATCTAGTGCGGGGTTAATCCTCACATAGATATTAAACTGTGAAATAGGAGCTTGACCAGTTGTGGGAGACCTGTAACCAGCATCTATAGCGTTGATTACAACAGTAGTATACAGCGGAATAGCTACACTTGCGCCACGACGGTAGTTGAATGGGGGATACGTACTCAACTGAGCGTTACCTTCATTGAAAGTAGAGTAAACTTCCATAACAGCAACGTCTTTGTAAGTACCTTCACCACGAGCAGCACCTACAGCGTAAGTGATGGTAGTGGGGTCAGCAAAAGCGAAAGCAGGAGCTTCTACCCTGTCAAAGGTGAGTTTAAACTCTACCAAACGATTAATGTCGGTTACAGCTTCAAACTGAGCATTCGGGAATGCTACACCAGTGAAACGAAGACCTACGTCAATTGGAGTAGCGGGACCCCAAGCGGCAGCAGCTACAGCAGCGTTGGTTGCTCCTTTGTAGGGAGAATCCAGAGTGAAAGTAGCGGCAGCAGTTACTGTAATTTGATACAATACACCAGCAATCTCTACCCAGTCACCTGTAGCAAGACCGTGAGCACCTGAAGCTACAACACCAGTTGCGCCATTAGTTACAGCAAGAGTCTCAGCGATAGTGTTCAGACCAGCTTGGTCATCACCAACACGCTCGCATACAATATACTGACGAGGTTCACGAGCCATAATACGGTCGAAAGCAGTCAACAGAATAGTTGCGAGTTCGAGTTGAGTCCCACCTGCATTGAAAGCGGGAACAGTTTTTACCATACTGGTGTTATTAAGAACGCCAGCAGTGTGTGTTAGGTGTACTCCAAGAGTATAGGTAGCCTGTGCGGTAGCGTCAAGCTGACCGTTAGTACCGTTATAGCCCAAGAAGCTTACCTGTTGCGTATCGGCAACACCGCCAATAACAGCCCTACGGGTGTTAGTGTTGATGAAATACGGGGAGTAAACCATTTGACCGTTAATACGTTGTGCTACCCTCATAGGGGTGCCTACTACAGCTGCTTGAGCTGCTGTTAGAATAACGTTATCAAGTCCTACGAGTGCTACTGCGCCTTCGGCTAAAGCAGCTACATCGGTTACAGCGTCTCCGCCTCCACTTACGTTACCGATAAATTGATAAGTTACAGAAGTTTCTGTGTACATTTTTGTAAAAATTTAATTAAACAATAAAAAATATAATTTAGTTTTGATTCTCTAGTGCTTGAATTTGATATCCAAGCTGGTTATTGGTATATGCGTGTGCTAGTCTTGCGGCTACAGAAACAATTTCTCTGTGAATAGAGTGATCCAGTTCACAGTCTGTTACAGCTGTAGTCCCCTCAATAGCAGTTGCCGCAGTTAATTCTTTGGTTACAATCGGCTTAGGACGTTTAATATACGTAATCACATACGAAGTTAATGGTGTTCCATCTGTAAGAACTGTGACTCCTCTATTAGAAGACAGTCTCCAAAACTCTTTGTCGTACGGTTTATCAAACGGATTGTCTACGTTAGCGTGCAGATAGTCATAAGATACAGGCTTTACCCTAATTCCGTTATTTGCAGTATCTTGTACTATGTACAAATAGTTATCTTCAAGTTGTATATCATACGAGTTTGGAAGATGTGCTACAGATACAAACGGGGGCATCGCTGTTTGGGTAGAAATAAGTTTAGAGATTGCTCTCCTGTTAAACTCATTTTTATCCATACCATCTCTGGCTATACTACGAACTACTTTCTCTTGAGCTTGGGTTAGAAGTATAGACCATTGCCTAGAAGTATAGCCTGGTGCATCAGCACTGGCTATAGCTTCATAAGCAACTTTTGCTTCGTATTCCATTTCTCTAGCAGTAAGTCCTGCCATAATTTCTAAGCTTTTTGTGTGTTAATTTGAGCTTCCATCTTCAGATAGATGGGGTCTGTACTGTCTTTCAGGAACTTAATGTGTGCTATAAACTCTGCAAGGTTGTATTTACTATCTTCGTTTCCTACAGTATAGTAAGTACCAACACCTTCTTTCATAATAGCGCCAACTCTGATACCTTTTGCTATAAAGTTTTTAACCTGTAAATCAGGGTCGTTAATTACAGCGTATACACCTTCTTTATCTGAGTCAATAAGTTTCTTAATCTCTGAAGTCAAGAACTCTTTTGTAGCATCTGCAGGAACATCTTTAAGTGTTCTCTTAGTCATCCAGTAGATAGCCAAGAAATCTCTCATCTTTTTAACTGAAGATTTAACTTCACCCCAATAAGTCCAGATGGTTTCCATCATATCCATCTCTTTGTTGTGAACTATCTCTTCGTAATCTTCTTCTACAAACGCAAACCTGTATTCAATATGACTAAAACGTTCTTCCCAAGATGGTGCAACTTCTTTTTGTTGTTTTAAAATCCTAATCCTAATATTATCCATAGGGTCAGAAAGATCGTAGGGAATTCCATTAGCCATAAGGTTGTGATCTTTCGTAATTTTAACATAGAAGTCGTGCCAAAAGTTAGTATCCTTTTTATAAATATTCAAATCTATGTCCAGAATTTCTGAGAAAAACCGTTCCTCATCTTCCGAGCTAAAGGGATTAATAAGCATCCCATATTTGTTTGCAAGTAAACAAAAGTGTTTACTAGCACCCTCCCACATAAAATACCCTGAGTGCTTAGGGTCTGAAATCATTTTGTTACCTCTGGGTATTGGCTTAAGATATAGTTTCTTTTTCTGCAGATACCCTTTACTAATACCGTACTCTACGGTAGCCATAGTTTTTGTGTCCATACTCTAATTTTACCAGATTTGTTTAATTTAATTTTTTATCGATAATCGTTCCGCCAAGAACTTTTAGTGAAAATGTAGAGGGGGATTGAAACTACCCCCTCTACCTTTTTAGTGAGTGAATATATTACCGCAATGTTGCAGGCATAATACGTCCAGTTTTCAGAGGATTGCGAAGCATAATACCACCGATAAACTGTTTGTATACTGAGTAACCATCAACAGAACTAGCAGCCATTTGAGGACTAGAAGGTTTGTTATACGGGGTAAACGGGTCACGCATACCGGGGATATAACGGAAGAACTCTTCGTTATCTTTCACAGCAACTTTCTGAATGTTGGCTTCACCATTAGTAGTACCAAAGTCCCAAATATCATAGATACGTGAGCTCATCAGACCACCGTTGGGGTGCATAATTTTGTTACGTACTGGGTCGTCTTTCATCGGATCAAGCATAACGTTGAACTCGATACCGTTAACAGAGATATACCTCATCATCTGACCTTCGTCAAGAGTTACCTTGCCGCCAGAAGTTTTGAAGTTATGACCACTCTGCAACCAAGTGAATCCGCTAGCTTTCTCAGAAGCAGCTTTGTGGAATTCGTACATTCCATATTCACCAGTTGAAAGAACGAACTTACGACTGTCTTCCTTCAGTTTACCTACAGAAATCTGCATAGCAAAGTCAGTAAGTGAATCTAAGCGGAAGCGGTTGTAATACATCAGGTTACCACCGTCCATCTGCTCGTAAAGACCGAAGCCTGCGCGAATAGTATTTCCGGATTCACCCTTGTTGCCATACTGACCATCAGCAAGTTTATTAGACTTACCGTGCAAAAGCAGGCGACCAATATCCCTACGGAATTGGGTCATAAAGTCCCAACCAAGCTTGTCAATCCAGCGAGTTTGAGTCTTACCGTTTTGATCGATAAACGCAAACGCAAACGGTTTGTTTTTACCTTTGGTAATCATGTTACCGGGAACATCGTAGTTCTTACGAATTACAGATGTAACGTTCTCCATCATCAGAGGACTTGAGTGGTGAACAGTGTTACCCCTCTTAGAGAGTTCGTGTTCTACCAGACCAAATTCTTCTGACCAACGTGTACCAGCTGCGAGGTCAGCAACAGGAACAAACATGTTGTCGTCACCGTTAAGCAACTCAACACGGTATCTCCAACCGCCAGGTACGTGAACTGGGTCTTCAACAACCCTAAGTGAATAAGCGTCAGGGTTTTCACCTACGATAACTGAAGTAGCTTCAAAGTACCTTTCGGGGAAAAACATGTAAAACTGACTCCTACCGATACCAGGACGATCTGTAGCAATAACAGGAGCAGCAGCTACGCCTGTAAGAGAAGCAACTGACAGAGGAATATTACGCTCATCGGAGCCGTGAAGCATCCAGCGATACGTACCTTCTTCGTCAAGATAGTGAGTTGGGAATTGTTCCAGGAAGCTAACAATATTGTCAGCACCATAATTAACCTCATAGAGAGTGTTAATCACCTTGCTGATATATTGGGGGTCCTGCATACCAAGCCAACCCAAGTGAGATTCCCTAGTAAGGTTAGACCAATACTTAGGGTCAACAATTTGTAATTTAGAAATTTTGTCCATAGTTATGTGAATTTAAAAGTATTTTTTAGAAATTGAAAACACCTTTCATAGACTTGAGTGCATCTTCCGCTGCTTCTTTCTCATAGATATCTGAAGCTTTAGGTTTAGTTTTGAAACCTGTGTTAGAATTAATCTTCCTCTTTAAGTCGTCTATTGTCTGCGTTTTAGTTGTTTTTAACAGTTTATCCCATTTACCCTCAAATACTCCTATACTGTCTAAAGCAGCTATGATTGTATCAAATTTGAATGGATCTTCAAGTCTTTTAGCCCAGATAGCGTTAACAGGTTGTCCGTTAACTTCTTTTACAGGCTTTGTAATCTTTTCGTAGATTTCACTACGAGTCTTAGGCGTCAATTTAATTCCTGGAACAATCTCTTCAATCTTATCGACTTTCTCTCTAAGTTCTTTGAGCTGTTTCTTCTGAAGTTCTTTGTAATCTTCGTTTTGTTTCAGAGCTTGTTTTTTCTCTTCTACAATCCTGTCGTTATAAAACTTCTTCAGTTCTCCAATAGCTTCTTCAGCTTCTTCAACATCTTCACCCAGACTTACAGCTCTTTCAACAAGCTTGTTAATCTTTTTATCATCAAAATTGGTAGTGATACGATACTTTTGTTTTAGAATTTCTTTACGAAGTTCTTCTTTATCCTCATCACCAATTTCAGATACGTCAATACTGTCAAAATACTTTTTAGCACTTGCCGCATCTTTAGCAAGATTTGGATCAACTCCGCTATCAACCATGTCCAGATACAACTTAACGTCTTCGTCATAAGTATCTAATAGTTCATTGCGGATTTTCTCCACTTCTTTGTTCCAGAGACCTGATAGAGCAGTGTCTTCACCACTCTCTTCAACCTCTTTCATAAACTCTTCTTCGTCAAAAGTGGTGAGATTCCCCTGCTCCGATAGGAATCTGGCAAAGAGAAGAGTGGCGGGAACATTATCGTCTGAAGATTTTTCAGAACGCTTGTTACTATCAAGAGCAGGGGACTCACCTTTACTGTCTTTGTTGACATCTTCAGCAGTCTGTTCCTCTTCTTCACCTTCTCCAGTGTCTTCGTTTTCTTCTACACCTTCTTCAAAAAGAGCGTTTATATTCAATTCGTCGGAAGTATCCGTTGTTTCTTTTTCCTGAGTTCTGGTGTCTTCCGCCTCACCATCACCCGAACTATCCTCAAACTGGAATAGTTCTTCAAAATTAATCTCTTCTGCCATTGCCAATTAAAATTTTTACAAATATAATACATTAAATCTAAATAACCAAATTAATTCCTGATAATATTTTGATAGTATAGCATAAATCTACTATATTCTATCAGTTATCCTACTAATCTGAAGTTACTTTTTCTTAGTTTCGCCCGATACAGGATTCTTAAGAGCAGTTTTAGCTTTCAATTTCTCTCTATCCATAGCAGCTTTATCTTTCTGTTTCTGAATACGTTCCTGAATCTTAAGCTTCTGCTCTTCGAGTTTAAGCTTCTGCTGTTCAATACTTCTTTTAGTGTCAACTTCTTTCTGCTTCAAGTCGAGTTCTTTATTACGACTGAAGACATCAGAAGATGTTCTAAGTTCTTCTATAGCAAGTTTACCCACCTCAAGTTGGTCAGGAATTTGATTGTTATTCATATCCTGATCTTGCTGGAACCTGAAAGCGTTAATTTCAGCTACTCTGATCCTGGTATAGTTATCTTGGTCAATCTTGTACTGTGCAATCTCTCTATCAAGTTCTTTTTCCTGTTGCTCGATATCGAGTTTCATCATCTCAAGTTCCATCTCTTCCTGACGAGCAGCGGCTTCAGCTTCCATAGCAGCCTGTTGTGCGGCTTCGGCTTGTTCACGAAGCTCTTGTTCAAACTGTTCAATCTTCTTCTGAAGACTTCCAATATCTTTAGTTCTGTAAAGTTCAGCAACCATAGACATAGTAGCACCGTTCTGAAGCATTGGTTGAGCAAGTCCTCTCATCTGTTCAAGTAAGTTTTGATTGTCACTATCAGAGTTAAGATAACCACCGTAGCTAGACTCTTTAAAGATTTCACTATCGAAGTCCAGAACTGCTTCCGTCTGGTCATCCATTACGAAGCTACGTGTAAACGATTTCTTATCCCAAGCAACTTTAGCTGCTTCAAGAAGAACTTCCAAAGAACGAATCTTGAAGTCATCGTGAATACCAAACCACTTTTCAGTGATGTGACTTGACTGCATAACAGCACGTTCTACTCCACCAACAGTTTCTCTGTTGTCTATGGCACCCTTACGTTGAGGTGTAATACCTGTAATCTGGTCTACCCTACCCTCAATAAATTGCAGAATACCTAGGTGTTGTTGAATAAATTCAGCGTCTCCAATTTCAGTACTATTACCTGTCTGCGACATACTTCCAGCAAGTTTACCTTGTGAAAGACCTTTTGTACCTTCGTTGAAGGGGTCTTCAATCATCAGGTTCATATTGTAGAGATAGTATAACCACTTGTCCATAGTCCAACCATCGGGAATCATAGCAGAGTTGACTTTACCTACTTTACCAATATACTTAGCAATAGCACTTTCTGTCCTGTGCATAATATTGTTATAGAGATACTGATAGTCTTTAGTCATATCTACCATAGACATAGCCTTAAACGAACCTACGTTAAAAGCACTACCTACGATACCAGGACTTGAAGAAGCTAAATTATCCAAAGTTCTTATTTGCATTTCCAGAGGTTGCAGCTTAACGTAAATATCGTCAGCTATCCTAGTACCTTCGTACCACTCTGTAACCCAAGTCCACTCTACTTTCTCACCACGTTCTTTGTCTGCTTCGTAAGTTTCTGGAACTAAGTCTTTAACAAAGTTACCATCCTCATCCCAATATTCTATAATACCAATCTTACGCATACCTCTCCAGACAACTCTGGTTACGTGTACGTTACCTTCACTGTCAAAGGCACCACCGAAGTAGGTATTCCCCTGCTGATTAAGTCTGATTATATTACCAATACCAGCCTCTTCTACAATATCGTTAAAAGAGATAGGTTGATTAAGAAGTTGTTCTTTGAACATACTCTTCTTAGCTGTGGTAGTAAAAGAATATCCTGACTCTATTTTATCTATTTCTGAAGGCTTTAGAAATTCTCTGTACCTGTCAATACACTCACCAGGAGGCAAGTAACCGTCTTCGACAATAATTTCGTTATCTTCTATCTTGTAACTATCTCCACCCCTAAGTGTGTAGAAGTTAATAGGGTTACCTTTTCTGAGAATAGGTTCGTTACCTATAATTTCTATAACTGCAATTTCTTCTGAAGCTATAAGCAGATCTTCAAAAGCTCTGCTATAGACTTCTTTCAGATTCTGTGTGTAATACAGATACTGAATAACTTGATTTGCCATACGTTCTCTGGCATCTTTGTAGGTGTAATTCTTCCACCTGTCAAAGTTTTTTATTTTAGTTGCAAGCCTCTGCTCATCAGTTTCCCCGGCTATAACTGCTTGAATAGCTAACTCGTGGAAAGACTCTGTAATATGTCTAACTTTCTCTGTAACAGCGTCACTACTAGTAAGTACAAACATAGGATTAAACCTACGTTTACGCTCTTCACCTATTAACAGGTTTATATTAGCGTTTACCAGAGGATAGTTTTTATATGATACAGGAGTTTCATTCTTAAACTGTATGTTAAAAGGGTCAGTAGCTTTTTTAGCTTCTGTTGGGTCTACAATATTGTTATACAAATTGTAGTTTATAACCTTGTTTTTTCTTGTAGCACGTATAGCAGATGAACCGAAGTTATCTTGTGCCCATCCAGACATACCTGCTCCAGCATCTACACATTTCCTAAAGAACTCTTTTGTCTTTTGAGAAGTATTCCTGCGTTGATACGGGAAAGATGCTGTCTGGAATCCTGAAGTTAGACCTAAAGTTGATGACATAGCTTGTGGGGTATATAATTTACAAAGATAGTTATTATTTCTTTAATATAAAAATTTAATTTCTCGTACTATAGCTTATTTGTTATTATTTGAAGAATGGGTCGTTAAAAATATCTCTGACTTTCGATTGTGAAGTCCGTATTTCTATACGCTTCATATCCTCTCTGAGAATCATAAGCATACCCATAGCAGATACACGGTCAGCGTTAATATCAGGGTGCCAGTATATTAACTCTTTTACGTACCCTATACTTCTAAGCTGCTGTAAATTCATAATAGGGGGAATCTCTTTACCGTCTTCGTCTTCACCGCCAGTACCATAAGCGTTAGATACTAACCAGTCTGCTTGAAGTCTTCTACCCCATCTATTAATTTCTACACCAGAGTTAGTTCCTTTTTTCTTGTTTCCGTAGTTGTTCTGTATCTTAGCTAAGTCTTTCTCTCCAAGTATCTCTGGATTATCACATAGAAGATGTAGAGCATTCTTATTATAGAAATAACCGTACAGCCCCTTTTTATCGTTCTCATAATTAGCAAGTGCTCCGTAGAATCTAAGCAGACGTAAACATATCTCATAAAATTCACTGGCTGTAGCAGGTCTACCTGTATATTCAGCCACTATTCTGTCCGTGTACCTGTCAAATATAAAGATACTCCCCAGAGAGTTAGTCGTACTGTGATCGTCGTCGTAAGTGTCAATACCTGCTATATACCTGTATTTATCTATATATCCATTCTGTAACGACTTCGGAAGTTCAAATATTTCTATAGCACCTGACTTATCGAGGTTATCTTTTATAGGAAATTCTCGTATAGGGTCTATAGTTTCACTATAGTTGAAGTTTATCTTACCGTCTGAAGTTACAGCGAGTCTACCAATATAGTGTCCCGATACAAACTTACGAAGGTTTACAGAAATCTCTGATAAATAGTCTTTTAAGTCTTGTACAGGAAACAAACTTCCCTCTGTACGAAGAACAGCTTCTTGTGGAGTTATAGGTGCTTCAGCTTTTTCCTGTACTAAGTCGTTAGGGTCAGAACTATTATTACGCACTTCTTGACGCTGTATCATAGTCTCTACGAGAGCTTTAATAACATCAGAGTTACCGTCTTTGTCGTAACACCCCTGTCTGTTCAGATATTCAGGTATAAACAGAGCACACTCAGCTTCTCCACTTTTAATAACGTCAAATACGTTCTTAAGATGTTTTATTCTATAACCTTTAGGGTGATAGAAGAAAGCCTCAGCAGCTTCAAAGTCACTACCTTCAACACCTCCCGTACCTGCAGTAAGCATAAATCCGAACACACTTCTTCCCTGCTCCACAGATTTACGAGCAACAGCCCAAGTCTTTTTGAGACCGGGAAACACACCAGATTCGTCAAAGAATAGTAGTTTACCACGTTTACCACGACCTTTGTCTGGGTCGTTCTTACAGGTAACACCTAAGATTTCAGTCATAATACCACGCTCTGTCTTACGTTCTACATCTTTGTAAGAAGCTCGTTTGTGCATCTCCGTATCTTTGTAGTCCCTGGGTTGAGTAAACGGAGTGAAGTTGTCTATAAAGTTTATATTAGACCAAGCCTTTGTTAATATACCATCCCTGATAAGATATTCAGTTTCAGAGGCAAACGCATAAGATTTACTACTTTTAATCATAAAGTAGTTTCTAGCCATCATAGAACCGCCCTTGAAGGAATATCCACGACCTCTACACTTAAGTACTGAACCGTGTTTACCTTCACTCTCAGCTTGTTCTACGTAGTGAAAGAACAGATAGTCACCATCCCAGATATCAGGAAAGTCTTCTACCCTTTCAGCTTGAATACCAGAGTTTATCTCTGTTAAAGCTTCTTCTACAAGTTCAGCTATATCTCCGTTTTCATCTTCCAGAGAGTCCCATACTTTATCGTCTTCTACTTTAAGTATAGGAGAATAGTTTAAATAAAAGTAGTGGTACCCTGTAATCCATTCACCATCAGACTCTCTGACATATCCCTCTTTACAACGTCTACGCTCTTCATCCCAGAACTTCTTATATTCAGAACCTGGAGCAGCGTTAGGGTATATATTAGTATAGGTTTTATGCTTCCTGAAGTGATCAGCTCTTTCTGTAAAGTAGCTCATATCTTCAAGAATGTGTGGACTAATTATATCCACAATAATCTTACCCTGATTATCCCTAGGTCTGTCTTTAGCTCTCTTTCTATTAGTATCAGTAAGATTCCTGGCAAACTCAATCTCCGTTAGGAAACTGAAGAAGTCAGTTCTGGACTTACTATCTAATAATTCTAAAAGTTTATCTGATATTTGAGTTTGTCTCTCGTTGAATTTAGGATATTCTTCCATACTAGTCCATATAAATACCCTTTTTACGATTACCTCTAAGTCCTTTTTCAGCTTCTTGTTCTTTCCGTACAGCTTCCTGTAACTCTTTGAGAGCGTTTACAATAGCTGGAATCTGTCTAATCGTATCAGCGTATTTCTTAATATCGTGTTTAGGTTTTACTTCTCCTGTCTTAGTGTTTATCTCAGCCTCATCAAAGTTAATATCACGTAGATACGTTGACAACTTTGATACGCCTGATATAGAATCTTCTAATAAATTAAGTGTAGGAGTTCTCTGCATTTGCCTGTAGAATTCCTGAGCTTCTCTAAGTTTATCGTCAGGCTCCCACTTCTTAGGTACACTTAGATACTTCATAACTTCTTCTTCCCTCTGTTCTTCAGGGGTAGAAAAGAAGTTAGATTTGTAGTCTACTGTGTAATAGACGAAAGCTATCTCAGCTATAGCTCTCTCTTTCAACTTCGTTTTGTCTCTGTCCCAGAGTTCTTTAAACGGTTTTAGGGTATAAGCTATAGGGTCTACTTCGAGTATACCTACGTTGTTAATCTGAAACAGATTCATCTTTTATATTTTTAGTTTCAAATACTTTCTTCAAATATTCTGGACAGTAGAATGTTCCCCATCCAGGAAGTCTTATAGCTGGAAAGTGCAGCTCCTCACGATTAGAGTACTTACCAATAACGTTAGCAACGAACTCTTCTTGAGAAGCTACAATCTCTTCTACTTGCCTCAAAGTAACTCCGTACTTCTTAGCTATTTGTCTTTTTAAATCGTGTTCGTTAGTCATATAACAAATCCTCAGTTCCTGAATTTAATATTCGAGCATACTCAGCTTTCCACTCTTTTTCACACTGTAAACACAAAGGATACTTATCGTTATTAAGTAGTCCATCAATGTCTACATAGACTTCTGCTTTCTTTTCTACGCCTCTAGTTTCACAGCGAAAGCAGTTAAACTCTGAAGCTGGTTTATTCTCGAACTTTTTCACAGCACAAATATTTTAAAGTTATTACCTTGGAATCGAACTGATTTGCTTCTTGTTTGTGTATTTTTCACCTGTTTTAGTACGACTTACCGCACCACAGTTATTACACCTGTATAGTTTGTACTTAACTGCTTGAGTGTAAAAGAACTTACCGTGCATAACTTTGACGTTACTACTTCCACAACTTGGACAGTGAGGTTCATCTGAATCCATATACAAATCTAAATTAGGATGTCCTTTGATGTATGGACGAAGTTTAATATAGACTTCTTCAAGTACTCTAACATCTTGAACGTTATAGTCTTCCATCTCTACAAGAGCTTCTTTAACACCTTTGACTGCTCTCTTCCAGAGATTAAAGTCAGTATCGTGTTTACCCTGAAATCCAAATAGTTCAGCAAGAGCCTGTAGTTTATTACTTGAAAATCCAAAAGTTCTCGAAGCAACTTTCTTTGTGTCTATCTGCTTGTAGTTAGACGGAGGTACAAGACCGTGTACTAAGAACCTGCTGTTAAGTTTAGGTATATCAAATTTATCCCCGTGATGTGCTATAATAATATCTGCTTCGTCTAGCAAAGCCCATATCTCTTCAGTTATACGTCTGTCGTCTTCCTCAATGGCTTCTAACGAGCTCAAACGTGCAGAGAATACTTCTTCCTCACCAAGCCATTTAGCAGCCCAGGTGAGCATATACCAGTTAGATATAATCTGGTCAATGTATACATTCTGATCCCACAGTCCCCAAACATACGCTGCGATAGGCGCGGTCTCAATATCTAGTACTAATATTTTAGCTTTACTTTCTGCGGGAACTACTTCAACTATGTTCTCTTCAATAATTTCTCTCCATTTATAACCTTTACAGGTCTTAGTAGGATGATTTAAACGTTTACGTATTGAGGACTCATCTACTTCATGTTCTCTGGCTGCTTCAGCTACAGTACTGTACTCAGCTAAAACTTTTCCAGTTATAAGGCTTACTTTGAGGATTTTACGTTGTATCATATTAAATATTTATAAAATTGTGTCGGACAATATAGACACCAGCGCCTATGTAAACTTGATGGTTGTGGCTGTAACCTTTGTTACCTTTAAAGATATAGTCTACTTCGTTTAAGTGACGTACAAGTGTATCAAGGTTTGTAAATCTATAATTTACAGAATAGTTTTCCGTCATACAAATTTTAGTGTAAATTCTTCCATATCTGGAATTATAAACTTTTTATTAAGATTCTTTTTAGTCATCAAACCCTTCTTCCGTAAATCACCGAAGAGGTTATAAACAGTATCCATAGCTAAATTTTCCAGACGTGTAGAGATTTCTACTCTACTGTCATAGGAGAATATAAGTTGGTTTCTTTCAGTTTCAGGAATGTTCTTATACTTCTCGTTGTAAAAGTACAGAAGTATGGCGTAAACCTCTAGCTCTCTGTTTCTTAAGTCGCAGAACGGCTTAATCTTAGGGTTAGTGAGGTTCGATAGGATTTGAAGTATCGCTAGATACTTGTGGTGTTCGGTAAGTTTTAATTTAATTTCCATCACTCAATTTCTTTGCTGTTGCAAATATACAACAAATATTTCTAATATGCAAGTTTTTCTATAAAAAAATAGCCTGTCTGTTTCAACAGGCTATTTCACAACGTAGTTCCCCAACTACTCAAGCTCTTTCAATTCCTTTTCGAGCTTAATCAAATTCTCTTCGTTAGCGTCAAGAAGCTTTCCGTAATACTTAATCTTTTCTCTGAGTTCAGATATTAACTCTTTCTTGTTTACAATACGATTCTCAAGTTGTTTCTGTCTCCATTCTTTTTTCTCTACGATGTCGTAACGATCTGGATCGTAGAATTTTACATAGGGGTTAGTAGAGCCTCCAAAGTTTGCGTGATAATAGTACAACATAATTTTAATCAGTTTTAGGTTTGACATAAGTGTTAGTTACTTTTCTGAATTGTTTTGTTCCAGGAATTTCTACTAGTTGAGAAGATATGTGAATATACTTCCCACTCAAGTAGCTCTTCATCAGCTTTTTAGCATCTTTCCTGTACTTCTTAAAGTCATCAAACTCTATGCCTTCAGGTCTTTCACCACGCATAACTTGAGTAATCTGCCAATCTGTCAAATCTTTTAAAGTTTTTTCCATTCTATACTGACGTTTTTACATTTAACATTTTAAGTAATTTTTTAAGTTCTGATTTATTTTTCACTGTACCATTGAATAAATGATGTCTTTCCCCAAGACTCATAGTTTGATTGTTATAAATAGAGATAATAAGTTTCATATCTCTATTTTCATAGTAATCTATAAGATAAGTACAGTGGTCTTTTTGTAGGTAAAAAGGCTGATAATCGTTATAGAATAACTCTCTTTCGATTTGACTATAATGTCCTGTACCTTCTGTAAATCCTAACTCTTCTATATCAGCTTTGTCAAGGTGTTTTACTCTTACATCACCAACCTCAATTGACCTATTAATTATGCTAAAAGTCTCTTTTGTTTCTTCTCCCCAAAAGATACTTTTATGCCATTGTGCAGGTTCTCTTATAGCTAAAGACTGACTAATCATACTATCGTCCCATTCGTATTCAAATCCTACATAAAACTCCTCAATCTCTGGGGTATAATATTTAATTTCCATTCTTTTCTGTTAAAGTGTCACCAAAATTTAGTTATAATCTTCTTATCAATAAACTGTATAATAGGTACATGTAGTACAAACAACACATATCCAACCACTAGAAACTCAACCATAGTTTTATAAAATTAAAAAATTGTACAAATGCTTTAAATTCAGTCCATACTAAATACATACCAGCTGTAAATAAGACTCCCTTCATTATAAATTGGAACTTACCGAAAGTTGTATCTAACCAAGCTGTAGTACCAACGTGCCACCATCCCCAACCACTAAATTTATTCAACAGTAAGTCCATAAATACCCACCGTGTTATGGCTATAGTAAAAGCTATCTGAACCAATAGGAATACGGTAAATACTATTTCATAGTTGAGAAGTAAACACGGTAACACTGTTATCATCCAAGCACGTTCTATAACATCCCACTTCTTCCACTTTTTATTATGTTTAGGGTCGTTAGTTTGGCACCACTTTATAACGTGATAATCGTGTCTGGCTTCTGCTATAGCGGCTATAATACCGTATAAAGTTAACAGGATTATGAACTCCATTGGTTACTTTTTAAAAATATTTTTAACCCAGTTAATAACCTCTACCCCAACTGCATAAACAAGTTTGTGGAAGAACACTAAAAACACGAGTACTATTAATAGATAAAACTTCCAATCATAGTTACTTTCCATAGTATTAATTTTTTAAATTTAAACTGTTACAATATTCTCTGTAATCTTTCAAAGCTTTAGTGTCCATTTTCTTAATGTTTAGTTTAGCTCTAAACTCTGGCCATCCTGTGTAATAACTCCAACCTTGAAAAATTTCTACACCTATTAAATAACTCCATAAGTTTTTAATGACTGCGTACCTATAATTAAATCTCAATTTATTTCGTTTAACTGTTCTAAATTTTCCTAAGTGTATACCCTCTAACGTGCAAGATTGGACTGGATAATTATGTACTTTTGGAAATAGATAGTACTTTCCTTTGTTTGCACTATAAGAACCCTGATAGTCTGTGTATTTAAGTTGTGGAGTTATTACTGTACTTTTCTTATACTCATCTATCTTTAAACGGTGTTTTATTATTCCTATATCTTTAACCTCTAAACCATCCCACAACCCGCCCTCTTCAAAGAGTTCTCTACTTAAATTCCACATATAATTCCTAATAGCTCCCCACCTGTAAGCCATGTAGAAATATATAAGTTTTTGCTTAAAAGTTTTTGGTATTGGGTCGTTACCTAATTCTTCTGAGAACTCATTAAAATATTTTAACTTCAAAGAACTTAAAAACCAAAATGGCCCTGTGTACCAATCCCCCCTATCGTAGTATTTTGTAAAAAACCAACTACACCATTGAAGAGGATGCCATCCCAGTAAACCGTTTTCTTCTGTGTATCTGTAAGCTTTGTTTCTAAATGGATAGACTATTGGAAACAGTACAACACTTGGTACAAACATTAACAGTCTTATCAACAAGATTACCAGATACTTAAAATACATCCCTAATTGTTTCTGCAAATATACGAAATTTTATTGGATAAAACAAGTGTTTCTATAAGTTTTTTACAAAAAAAATTCCCGTCACCTGTTAAGATGACGGGAAGATGGTTATAGTGGGAGAGTGGTTATGTCGTAGTTGATACAATTCCAGCGTTGTCTACAACTAATTTATAGAGTGTTCCATTAGGGCTTTTCAATACTATTGAAGCCGTACCGTTTTGTTTAAACGTACCATCGGCCTCAAAGGTGGTGTTGTTTGTTTCCGTTCCAAATATGGCTTCCGGCACTCTTATCTTCTTTTCGTCTTTAGGTCTTATTTGGTCGTAATATGGTGCATCTTCCAAATCGGCCATCATTACATACGTTTCATCTGCTGAACTACTTGCCCCCCATGCGCATCGCTTCGGAGTTGTATCTGCAATCCATTCAGCGTTTGTGTAGTATCCTGAATTTGCACCCTCGAAAGGAATATCATCGTCATCGGAATACTTTGTTTCTGCTAAGTTTTCTGCTGTCCAAATCTGTGTGCCTATTTTAACGGCCTTGTATTTTTTACCATCATTGCCTGTATAATAATCTACAAAAGCCCCATCCCTTAAAAGTTGCTCATCAATGGTGGCATCTCTTACAACCCTAATTGCATGGCCGTATTTTTTTGCGCCATATTGCGAAATCCCAAAACTAAAGTTGCTGCTGGAAAACATTTGTGCAATCCAAGCATTAGTTGTGTTAAAGTTCGTTGCCGTCCACAAATAAGCACCATACCCCAATCCCCCCGGTGAGCTTGCATAAAAAGAACCATTTGTATTGCTCCTGTTTGAACTTGGAACAATACCCATACCAAATGTATTATGGCCTGAATATGATGAACTAACCCACCTTGGATGCTCACTTGTTAAACATTCGCCCCCAAGTGGTGAATTTACCTGCCTACAGGATTTTAAATATCTGCCTTGCAGGCTTGATGTTATTCCTAGCAAATCTAAATAAGAATTTAAATCTGTGTAATCTGCACTTGTTGGCATACGCCATCCATCACTTGTGTTTATTATACCGCGAGCATCGTCAACGGCATACCAATTATAAAGGTATCCGTATTGAACAGGCAAACGCTCAAAGGTATCATTTTCCCATTTACTTTCATCAAACGAAACATAACCCTTATTACCATCTTCATCTGTACCATAAGATTTACCAGGCCCAGGACTTTCCTCATCTCCAACAAGTTGTAGGTTACCACCATCAATCTCTATAGAGTTCTTAGGTTCTATTACAGGCATCTCTATCGTAGTACTTTCTCCATCCTGTAAATTTATAGTAAACGTACCATCGTTATTGTCTACAATACTGTCTATACCCACTTTAGACATTCTAGCTAACCACTCATTCAATTCTCTGACCATAATACGTCTATAAGTCATAAATAACCTCTCGTGTTGCGTACCAAAGATTTTTATGAAGTTAGAACCGTCTACAGCTAAGTCTGAGAAAGTTATTTCTTCAGGTATTTTATATTCTTCTGACATGTTAGTATTTTAAGTTATACACATTATTATAGTCGTTTTTTCTTCTGCGTTTTTTAGTGCTCGTTTCATACGTGCAATCATAGGTACAAGCCGAGCCGCACCCCGAGGTCCGTCAGACGACGCGCTGACGAATCGTAGAAGCTCAGGCAGAAGGGCCCCGAATTAACGCCATCGATCAGGCCACCCCCGACGAGAGCGACACGCCAACCAGCAGAGGTGGAGGCATAATGATAATCGCAATAGTAAGTGTCAGAACCCACACCGGTACCTCCAACTGTTTTAGGAACTATCTCACCAAGGTGCATTTCTTTTACATAACCACTTGCTGTTAACGCCCCCACTGTTTCGTAGCCATCTGGGGGCACGCCGTCCGCATCTGCCCCATTAGCAAACTGATTATAGTTGGTGCATTTATAGGCCGTTCCAACACCAGATGCGGTATAAAACAGAGCTATGCCATCGAGAAATTCCCAGATATGACCAAAGAAATCTTCAATACCCATAAATGATACTACCTCTGTTTCTAAATCGGTTGTGCCGCCTACAAATTTTCTCGTTTTTAAGTGTTAATTATTCTGTTATGGAGTCGGAGGTACAAGTACTATTTCAACACTTATAAACCCCTCTATATTCTTGTCAGAGTCACCGCTTGAATTAAAAACTAAAAATACTCCAAAATCATTTGTCGCACTTACCCCGCAATTTTCAACGGTATTACTACCAATATCAAGGAAACTGAAATTTTTAACCAAAACCATGCTCGCATCAAAGTTTTCGATTCCTTCTGGGGGTATTAAAATAAAAATAAATGGTGAAATACCATCTAATAACCCTGTTGATATATTATAACCTGTACTGTTAAAGGGTACATCAGCGATTTGTATTTGTGTTTTGCTTTCAATCCCGTTGATTAATAAGTGTGCTTCTTTATACCCCTTAACGGGCCACGGTGTACCAGCAGGTAAACTACTTTCACCCTCAACTATTCCACGCCACATTGTACCGTTGTAAAGTACCTGTTTACCTGTGGGTATTGTTGCGGGGAGTTCGGCAACTACCATGTAAGCTGATTCCGCTTGTGGTTGTTCTGCTTGTGGTTGTTCTGCAAGCTCCTTTTGTACCCACCTGGCTATTTCTACTCCTTTTTTTCCATATCTGGAAATTACTTTACCATAATCTATACTCATAATGTTTTTTGTTTAGCTTTTATACAAATAATCCCGTTTCAAATTATTCTTCAACGAACATTTCCCTGATATGGTGGGGCATGGGGAATCTGGTAAGCCCTTGAAGAAATTCCGTACCCACAACAAACATTCCGTCTCGGGTAAATATCTCTTCTTCATTTGGGGGAGTGAACTCAACCCCCTTTGCTCTGGTTAATACTTGACATAACTGCTTGGTAACGCCAATTAACTGTTCTTTTGATTGTGATTGTATATACTTCATGATTCTTTATTTTTACTATAAGAATGAAATTCTTGGAACTGTCTGGGACACGAACTCCCCGGCATTGTTCAGGTAGACAACTTTATAGGCATCCGCTGCGACTGAGTTGCCTGTGCGAAGTATCTGAAATGTTGCCGTGCCTGATATACTGTACAGACCCGTTAAGTCCAACCCTGAACTTGTGGATGGTGGGTAGTAGTTACACTCAACACATCGTAAGTTTCTTGTATCGGTTGAATAAAAAAGAATGAAGCTCCCTTTAGAAAACAAAAAACCACCCCTGGTGTATACTGAATCTATATACCCATGAATTTCAAAAAACGACTTGATGCTTGAACTTCTCATATATGAAATTATTCCACCAACTAAACTAACGCCAATAACGGAGTTACTGATATCAGTTATATAATTATTCCCAGACCACCCAGAGGTAAAAGTAAGGAATGTAGAAATATACGTACTTCGAATAAAACCATTAATTACAAAAGTTGAGTGTATCCCCATATACCAATCATTTTCACAAACAAGAACACCAACCATTTCCTTACCCGAGCCATAAAAATAGGGGGACAGCCTAAATACAATATTTACAATAGTTGAATTGTTTGCAGTACTTTCTTGATATGGGTTATTACTTGCCGCAAACCCCTTTATGTGAACATTATAGCAGTAATCTTCGCCGCCATCAAACGTGTAAAAGTCCTGGTAATCTTCTGGGTCAGATTGTACCTTTGCAAACTTATTTATCACTATTTCTTCATCCGTTGGGGAAATGTATGCGTCGGGGTAATATTCATTATTTACCCCTTCAGTGAGATTAGCGTCCCCACCAGTGTATTTCCATCTGCGAAACTTCACGTTACGCCAGTCATAAGTGGTTGAGATATCAAGTTTTGTATCATGGCGGAAATAGATTACACCCTTTAATCCTGGTATATACTCATGCACCCAACCTACTTGTTTTCTGTCGGCATAATTGGTAAAAGAAATATCCCAGTAGAAATTCCCATTATTCCAGTCATAGTGCAAAATGTCCTGTGGGTGTTTCTCGGAGTATGCTTCGTGGGATAGTTTATTTTCCGATAAGGCAACAACAATCAATGGTTCTATTTCACATTGCCTCACTTCATATTCTGTGAATTGTAAATATTCTGATGGCGAATCCGGATTCCAATTACCGTATTTAAGTTTCGTAGGGTAATAAACCGTTTGGTAGTCGGTTATGCGATAATAAGCGCCTTTAGATAATTCCTCTGCTTGAATTTTACTAACCAACCCTTCATATGTCACATCAGTGATGCCTCCACCACCTGGAGTAGGGAGTGGTACATTCTCTTCTATAGCCCTTTTTCCCCATTTTATAATTTCAGCCCCCTTCTTTCCGTATCTAGAGACTAGTTTTGTGTAATCTAATTCATTCATAATGTTTTTTGTTTAGCTTTTATACAAATAATATAAAAGCAAGTGTGACTCCTAAAAAGTTAAATAACATATCCTTAAACTCACAAACTCCTCTACCAAGCAGAAAGTCGTGAAATATCTCTTTTATAAATCCAATAAACAGCATCCAGAAAGACGCTGCTACAACATTTCCAAGAAGTGTATACAATATAATTACACCAAAGAAACTAAAGATGAAGTGTAATAGTTTATCCATTATTAATCAGGAGCTCCATCTAACTCGTCTTCAATAGCTTTAACCCTAGCTTCCAGAGAAATGATTGTGTTAGCCAGTGATTGCATCCTGTTATAGAATTCTATAATAAGATGAGAAATACGTTTACCGTAGAACTTAATAAGATTTTTGTGATCTAACATGGTATGTGAGGTGTTAAGTTTATATCATTTATGAACTGTAGAGCCTGGAGAGAGACTCGAACTCCCAACAACTTCTTTACAAGAGAAGTTTTCTACCGATTGAAATACCCAGGCTAGTACTATGTACTAACTATCTAACTACCTTAACTTTCTTTCACTCTTGGATACACGAGGGGTATCCCCTGTTCCGAGTTTTCCCATTTCTGTAGTTTAATAGGCGGTACGATACCCTCATTACACCCAACCCAGGGAGATTGTTACCCACTCTTATTCCTGGCCCTATTAGTGACTACCGAATGTACTGTCCAGATTAAACATCATAGACTACCCAATAGTATCTGCAAATATACAACAATATTTTATAATAACCAAATAAAACTTAAGATTTTTTCAAAATATTTTCTTGGAGTATAGCTAAAGTTTAACTTTATCCTCCTATGAAGTTCATATTACTCCAACCAGCACCCCACCACTTCTTCTTAAACGTAACTTTCTCTAACCATCGTACTTCAAGTTTACCACTACTCCATACACTTACAGGTAACCAAGCAAATCTAGTTACAGTTTTAACTTCATCTATTTCAGGCCATCGTTTTGTAAACTTCATATTATATATCTTTAATACTTTCTGAGAATATTTTAACTTTAAAACTTTTTGGATTGAATACTTTGAATACAATACGCTCTAAAAAGTTTCTTGGCGTAAAACTAACTTCTTTAATTTTATACATATAAGTAGTGTTTTCTACAGTTTCAAAAACATCTAACCACCTATCCTCTTTAACCACTGATACCGGAGTAGCTATGTCTTTAAGAAGATTATTAAGCTTACCTACATTCAAAGTCTCGTTTAATATTTTAGTGTGTTCCAGTTCTTGCATACGTCTATACTCTTCTTTAAACTCCCTACTCTTAAACCAGTTACCGCTGTTAATCTCTTCCATACAATAAGTTTTAAATTTCTACAAAGATACTAATAATATCTGAAGTTTCAAAATTTATTTTATAAAATTTTTATGTGACTAGGGACAGATGAGTGTACTATAACTTTTTGTAAAAATTTTTTGTGTTAACAAAAGTGAGGAGGTTATCCAATCAACCACCCCACCTCAAATTTGCAGGGGAGCATAGTCCCCACTCACCTTATTAGTAACCTAAATTCACACTCCGATGAGAACTGTAACAATCACTTGGAAATCCAACAAATCAGACCGCTTTTGGCTCGGCACCAAAGAACTTCTTAGCTCAGGCTTTTACGCTCGGTACACTATTGAAGTTACCGAAGAGCTATTCGCTACAATTGGTGAAGTTAGCGACGAAATCGAAGTACCTACCGAAGCTCTGCGATAAGCAGAGTTTTCGGTTCGTATTTATACGTGTGGTTCGCAACCCGCCAAAAAGTTGCGAATCACACGAGATTGTAAAACAATTCAATCAACCAATCAACCACTAAATTCATATAGTGATGAAGAAACAAACTGTGTACGTACAGAATCCTGATGGCTCTTTGAGTATCAGAGGACAGCATACGTCTTACGATAGGAAGTAGTAACTTTGGTATGAAGGAATAACCACACTGTGATGCTGTATTAACAGATAGTCAGTCAAGAGAGTACGTGGGGATTACTAAAGTTCTATTTTTGATTGTAACTTGTTGATTTAGTGTGGATTGAGGGGGAGTAGCAACTCCTCCCCTCTCCACGCTCAATTTCCAATATCAGTAAACCCATTGTGGTTTATAGATATAGCATAACTATTAACACAGCCACTCATTGAGTGAGAGTCCAAAGCCTCTGTAAATTGTGGATGGATAGTCAGAAATTCATAGTATCAACCATAAATCTACAACCAACATGACAACTTACATCATAATAGACGGGTATTCCATAAGTGACAAACACAAATGGGAAAGCGCAGAAACTCCTCACGAAGAACCTGTAAAAATAGTAATTGTTCACAGTTATGTGGAAGAAATAATTACTGATAGGTTAAAACTGAAAGAGTATTTGTCTGATGCAGTGTTAGGCAAAGATTATTTAATCCGTAATTAACTTTAATCTATTTTGATAGTAGAACAAACAGAGTGTTATTAAGGACGTATACTTAATAACTGAAACCATTGGACTAACACTGAGCTGTAAAGTGCCACTACTATCAAAGTCTTAGATATTAAATACAAGTAATCACTTAATATATAAGAAAATGGTACTTCCAATAACTCTTTTTTGGGCTCTATTCTTCATAGTTCTCTTATCACTAAACAATGATGAGACATGAAGATATATTGTGTTAGTGCTGTCGATATGTTCGCAGACTACCCTTATAGGGCAGAAACAGTATCATATCACAAGTCTTTAGAGTCTGCAACAAAAGCTGCAGATGAAATCAACAAATCTTATAGATTTGCTAAAGAAAACAATTGGTATGATGAGAACGGTAATCCGTTATGTAATTACCAATCTGAAGCGTCTATTGGAGAAATAGATGTTTTAGACTAATCCATTAACTGAATACGATGTAGATGTAAGAAGATGAAATAGTTCCAACAGAGCTTAGCTTTACATCGTATCAGTTAATTAATACAAGTAACCACTTAATTCACAAATCAAATGATAACAATTACAGTAATCCACGATAGTCTTCGCAATGGTAAATTTCCAGTTGAGAAGATTGAAGAAATCCAAGGTATGACCGTATCAATGGAGAAAATAGATACTTTCAAAGAGAAGTACTCTATAACTGTCGATACAACTATACATACAGATCCAATTCAAGACATTGCAGTTGAGATAGGTATGATGATACAATCGTACATCATGCTTGAACTGTACTTGAAGAAATAATGAAGTATTCACTTAACACCTAACCAAATGAAATTTCCTGATGACTTTGAAGTAAGCCCTCATTCAATAATTCCTGGTGCTAAACAATGGTCACTAAAAGTACCAGATGACTCACCTATTATAGAAACCAGTGATTTCATTGCAGGACAGACTATTATATCTGTTGTAGGCGGTGGAATGGGACTATATGGAAATGGAGTTACCACGTTTGAAATGTGGGACTACAGAGAAGATGATATTCACGGACACTTAAGCGCAGAGGATATAAACACTCATTTAGAGAAGAATCCTCTATGACAATATAATATAGCAGGAACGTAACAAAGAGACAGCATAAGAATCTTTGAAAGCTTGTCCTCCTGCTGTATTTTAATACTTAATTCTTAATTTACTAATTTAATACCAAAAGATATGAGAATCATTTTAGCGTTAGTAATGTTTATAGTCCATATAATAGCTTCTATATGGGCAGTAGTAAGCTTTTTAGTATGGCTGGTTAAAGACCTGCCTTTCAATTGGTGGAGTGTTGTTGTATGCGTATCTAGCTTATTAATAGGTCTTATTCTATGGATTATAGAAGCTATGCACAACGAATAGCATAACTTCCTCTCACACACTATTATACAGTTTTAACCTTGACAGTTTTACAATGTAGTGTGTGTAGAGGAGGTTTAATAACTAATTCATACCCATATGGTAGAGAAGCATAAAGTAATAATGCTATATGAGTGGGTTATGTGCAACCATTACCCTAAACCTTTTCTATCTTAAATAAGAATCTTATATAGCATTATCTTATTATTTTATACCTTAGAGTCGCTAAGCGTCTTGATGGTAGAGAAGTATAAAGCAATGATGAAAATACTGTGTATTGAACTATTAAACAAACTACGAGGTGTTCGGCATAATAATGCTTGTAGTTTAACAGTATATAATCTAAGTAGTCAGTGTGGTGGCAGCATATAATGCAGTTTAAGTGGAATTGGCTTGATCCAATCGGTTATATGCCTCAATAGTAGTAATACTATTGTAGTAGTTGTAAAGGTTTTATTAATTGAAACTGGAGTAAAAGTAACTTATATATAGGATTAACAGTGGAAACAGAGTTACTAACCTAACAACATTGTGCGAGTGGGTTGATTACCCATTAATAACTAATTCACAAAAAGTACTAATTCAAAAACATAAAACAATGAAATACACAAAAGAAGAGTTTAAAAGACTTTGGGAATCCGATAACAATGGTGGAGGATTGACATTTGATGATGTAGCTGACTGTGCTAAAGATTGGGGAATTAGTCAAAATCCTAGAATCAGACCAATGCTGGTAGTAAGATATCAAGTATTAAAAGCTGCCGATGTAGTAGACGCTGAAAATTATTTTCCTAATGAGGATGATTATTAACATAATCTCCTCTTACACACTGTTATTGAATTAATTACCCACTAATAACTAGTTTAAAGATTCTTTAACTTAAAAACACATAAAATGGAAATTCATTTAATTTTCTGGATATTGTATACTTTAATTAGTTTCGCAATATCGTCTTGGACATATAACAACTTTGTTCAAGAGAATACTCTTAAATCTATAGCTACTTTCGTGGCTTTGATTGGAATTGCACTCTTAATTATATGGGTGCAAGACATTCTGTTCATTGAAGCAATTTATACAACATTATTATTGTGTAATATGTTTCTTATGGTAGTATTATATTTCCATAAAGACCTTGTAGAGTATTTTGAAGAGGAGGAGATGTTATAATGTACTCTTTAGAGTGTCCAGTATGTGGAGAAACGCTAAAAGTAGAACTCAATGAAGAGTTAGACTGTCCTTCTTGTAGTACAAAACTTTATATGGATTTTAGTCTAAACGAAGATTTAGATGAAGTTCCAGGATTGTTTATAGACAAACAATAGATTAAACAATCGCTTGACTTGCAACAAGCAGATCGATGTAATAGGAGTCTAATTGAGTAATCATGCAAGGCCGACCTCATTGATTAGCATCTTCCAATGGTGTTTAGGTTTGTGTAAGTGTATTCGACATGAACTCTATAATAATGTAATTACCCATTGTGGTTTTTATTGTAGGCTGTATTCTAAGATTACCCCTAATTGGAGGGGCAAGCGATTGTTTTTAATATGGAGTGGTGGCGGAAAGGTAGACGCTCTTGTAACAACAAGGATTTCATAAACAGGGTACAGCCATAGTAAGAAACGCTTCTGAAGATGGCTTCTTGTGATAGCGTGATTTGAAAATATAGGTTCGAATCCTGTCCACTTCACAAATAGTTTCAATATTAACTTAAATTCACA